GTTGGTCTGGTGTCATCTGTGATACTAACGCACCAGAGGAAGATCATTGGTGGGCAATCATGGCTGGAGAAGTTCCTATACCTGATCACATACCAAGAGAGCAAGCAACTATGTTAGTTAAGCCTGAGAACTGGAATTTTTATGTTCAACCTTCTGCAATGACAGAAACCAAGAATGAAAAAGGAGATGTTGCTGGATATAAAATGAATCCAAAGGCTGAGAATAAAAGCAATATAATACAAAGTTATTATCCAAATATTATTAATGGAAAAACTAAAACATGGATTGATGTCTATGTTATGAATAGGCTTGGAACAATACAAGAAGGTAAACCAGTATATCCAGACTTTGTATCAGATACGCATCTTGCTGAAGAAGAGATACCTATAGCAATAGGTGTGCCTTTATATATTGGTATTGATTTTGGTTTGACTCCTTCTGCTGTTTTTGGACAGAAGGTTCGAGGTCGATGGTTAATACAGTCAGAGATTGTAGCAGTTGATATGGGTATAGTTCGTTTTGCGGAGTTACTTAGGCAAGAGATAGCAACACGCTTTGCTGGTCTTGATGTTTATATTTATGGCGATCCAGCTGGTGACTTTAGGGCGCAGACAGATGAGTCAACTCCTTTTCAGATTATGAGAGGTGCTGGATTAAAAGCAGTACCAGCTCCAAGCAATAGTGTTGATCTAAGACTTGAATCTGTTTCTTCACAACTTACAAAAATGTCAGATGGCAAACCAGCATTTATGATAGATCGCAGATGTCCTACTCTCATTAAAGGATTTCAAGGTGGCTACTGCTACAGAAGAATGCAAGTATCTGGAGAAAGATACGATGATAAACCTGAGAAAAATATGTATTCTCATTGTCACGATGCTCTTCAGTATCTTATGTTAGGTGCTGGAGAAGGAAGAAGTTTGATGTCTGGTCAGCAACCAGTCAAAGCGTTCAATGCAAGAAAAGGCTTTGATTTATTTAAAAGACCTAGTATTAGTAGAAATAGCGGTTCTTTTTGGAATAGATTATAGGAGGGCAGAATGTGTTTTGGTGGAGGTAGTAGTCCAACCCCTGAGCCTAGACAAGAGGTAAAGGAAGAAACAAAAGCGGCAAAAGAAGAAGAAGAGGCAGTAAAGGTCGAGCAAAGACAAGAAGCCTTAGAAAAAGAAGTAGAATCAAAACAGCCAGTTAAAACAAGTTTATTCTATGATGATGGTGGAGTTGTTTTCAGAAAGAAGAGAGGTCGAGGTTCTTTGTTTACTTCATCTCCTGGAGGTTCTGGATTTCTAACACAAGGAGCTAAGACAAATCAATCAGGCTTGATGAGTTATTAATGCTTCAATTTTTACCTGATACTGAAGAAAAACTTGCTCAATCTTTTTTAGAAAAGTTTGAAAAAGCAAAAACAATACGTCAGAACTTTGAAGATATCTTTGATGAATGTTATGATTATGCTATGCCAATGCGTGAGCAATTTAGATCAAAGACAATTGGTGAACGTAGAGATGAAAAAATATTTGATGAAACTGCTGTTGTCGGAGTACAGGAATTTGCCTCAAGACTCCAGCAAGGACTTGTCCCCAACTTTGCTCGTTGGGCTGATCTTGTTGCTGGCTCAGAAGTTGCCCTCGAAGAAAGAGATGGATTAAATAATCAGCTCGATGATGTAACAGAATATGTTTTCGAGATACTACAGAACTCAAACTTTTCACAAGCTGTTCATGAATCATTTATGGATTTGGCTATTGGTACTGGTGTTCTTTATGTTGATGAAGGTGATGCTATTAATCCAATTAGTTTTTCTGCCATTCCTTTACCACATGTTGTACTAGATGTTGGACCGAATGATAAAGTAGATCATGTATATAGAGAACGTAATGTTCGATATTCTGATCTGCCTTTTTTGTTTCCTGATACCGATCTTGGTCAAGAGCTTACAAATTATGTAATGACCAGCCCTGATGCAAAAACAAAAATACTAGAAGTTGTTTGCAAGAACTATACAAAAATAAATGAAGATTCTTTTTTCTGTATTGTTATAGAAACAAAAACAAAAAAAATATTGAAGCAAGAAACTCTAAATGGTACTGGGTCAAACCCATTTATATGTTTTCGCTGGATTACATGTAGTGGCGAAGTTTATGGAAGAGGTCCACTTCTCAATACATTAAGTGCAATTAAAACTACCAATTTAACAATTCAGTATATTCTTGAGAATGCCGCAATGTCTATTGCTGGCATATATCAGATGGATGATGATGGTGTTATTAATCCTGATACAATTAATCTAGTGCCTGGAACTGTAATTCCAAAAGCACCAAACTCTGCTGGATTACAGCCAATACGTCAAGCTGGGTCTATGGATTTTGGAAACTTTGTATTGTCTGATATGAGAACAAATATAAAGAAAGCATTGTATAATGATATGCTTGGCAGTCCAGAAAGAACACCAGCGAGTGCAACTGAGATAGCAGAAAGAATGGCTGATTTAAGTAGACGTATAGGATCTGCTTTTGGAAAACTACAAGCAGAAATGGTACAGCCAATATTACAAAGAGTTGTGTATATACTAAAGAAGCAAGGTCGTATTGAGCTACCTACTCTCAACGGAAGCCAAGTTAAGATACGATCTGTTTCGCCACTAGCACAGTCACAAGCAAATGCTGACATAACTGCAATAGCAAGATGGCTTGAGTTAATACAATCTCAGTTCGGACCACAAGTTACTAATCTTCTTATTAATGCTGAAGAAACTGCCGCACATCTAGCAAAGAAGTATGGTGTTCCAGATTCTCTAATAAGAGATCCTGATGAACGTAGACAGATAATTGAACAAGCACAACAGATGGCACAGATGCAACAACAGATGCAACAAGCTCAAGGGATGCAAGAAGGTATGACAAATGAACAAGCAAATTAAAGTAAGTTCTTTAGATGGCTATCCAAGAGAACAATTAACAGACGAGCAAATATCTTTAAACTTTGCTTCTTTATTTAGTACTCCAAATGGTACGGAAGTATTGAAGTATTTAAGAAGCATAACTATAGAAGCTGTACATGGATCGGCTGTAACTGATGAAGTTTTACGTCACGCAGAAGGAAGTCGATACATTGTTGGTTTAATAGAAAGACGTATTCAACATGGACATAAGGTGAACAAATGAGTGAAGAAACAACACAAACAACAGTAAGCGAACAAGTAGAGTCTAATAATACCCCTACAACCCCTACAACTCCTACAAGTGAACCAGCACCAACAACAGAAGAACAGCCTATAAATTCAATGGGGGAAAGACCGGAATGGTTGCCAGAAAAATTTAAATCAGCACAAGACATGGCAGAATCCTATTCTCAACTTGAAGGAAAGATTAGCCAAAAAGAAGAAGATATAAGATCAACTATAATGCAAGAACTTGAGGCAGATGCATATAAAGACAGACCACCTTCAAAAGGTGAGTACATATTACCAGAAGGTATTGATGATGAGTTAGCAAAGAGTAATGAATTATTAGAATGGTGGGCTGATCAGGCTTTTGAAAATGGCTACAGTCAAGATGAGTTTGCTGAAGGCATTGAGATGTATAAAAAAGTAGCAAACATCGGAATGACTGACCCACAAAAAGAAATGCAACAACTTGGCGATAATGGAAAAGAAAGAGTACAAGCAGTTGAAATGTGGTCTAATAAGTTCTTTCCAGCAGAGCAACATGCAGAGATAGCTAATCTTTGTGCAACTGCTGAAGGTGTTAAGGCTATGGAAACTGTTATGAATGCTTTGAAAGGATCTAGTGTTCTTGGGAATGCAGAAGTTGTATCTGATCTTTCTGAGGAGAATCTACGAACTATGATGGCTGATGAGAGATATTGGAATGTTGCAAAGCGTGATCCAGCTTTTGTTGCTCAAGTAGATGATGGTTTCAAAAAATTATATAGATAATGAAACCCTTTATACGCAAAGGTAAATTAGCGTTAAGAGCTTGTCTACCTTCTGACGTAGACTTCATTGCAGATAATATGAGATTACAAGATATTCGAGAGTGTGCTTTGGTTGGTGTTACTCCAAAGATGGCACTCGAAGTTCCCTTTGTTGAAGAAGGTGCAACTGGATTTACTATTACAAATGAGGATATTCCTATTGCTATGTGTGGAGTTACACCATTGGATAATTATTATAAGATGGGTCGCATATGGTTTCTTGGCACAACAGAATTGAAAAAAATGCCTTTGAGAATATTTAAACATGCTAAGATTGCTCTTTCATTTCTAGTAAAACACTATGATGAGGTTGAAAATTTCGTTCCATTAGACCATTGGGAGAATGTTATGTGGCTCTCGAGCATAGGATTTCAAGTAGAGAAACAACCTTATTACTTAGATGACTTTCACTTTTATCGAGTTTTCTATTGCAATTTACATAAAATTGATACAAAGATAGATAAGTCAAGACCCATAATGCATTGAGTGACCCCTTGGGATAATCATTTTGAGATGCAAGAGGACAATCAAGGCGGTGAAAATTAACTTTTAATAGGAGCTGAAAATGGCGAATACAATTGATGTAGCGTTCATTAAGCAGTTTGAGTCTGATGTTCACATGGCTTATCAGCGTATGGGTTCTAAACTTAGAAATACTGTGCGTACTGTTGGCAATGTGGCTGGAAACGTAGTTCGTTTTCAAAAGATTGGAACTGGTAGTGCGTCTACAAAATCCAGAAATGGTTTGGTTACACCAATGGAACTTGCACACACAACTGTGGAAGCAACCATGAGTGACTTTTATGCGGCTGAGTTCATTGATAAATTAGATGAACTTAAAACAAACATAGATGAGAGGCAAGCTGTTGCAACTTCAGCGGCGGCGGCTCTTGGTAGAAAGACTGACGATATTCTTTATACTGCTATGGATGCTGGTGCAAACTCAACTCAAATACATGATACAAGTTCTGCTGTTGAAAAAGCAGATCTTTTAACTACATTTGAAACATTTGGATCAGCGAATATTCCAGAAGATGGTGGGCGATATATTGCTATGCATCCAAAGGGATTTGCAGACTTATTCTTAATTAATGAGTTTGCATCATCTGACTTTGTTGGTGAGCAGAATCTACCATTTGCTGGTGGTATGACAATGAAGCAGTTTCTTGGCTTCAACATATTCTCTACTTCTGCTGTTACAGCTGGTAAGAATATGGCTTACCATACAACCGCAATCGGTTTAGGTGTAAACTCCGATGTTTCTACAGAGATAAATTATGTCGCTGAAAGAGCATCACATCTTGCAACCTCAATGATGTCTATGGGTGCTGTTGTTATTGATGACAATGGTATCTATGAACTTCTTGATAATAATTGATAGGAGATAATTATATGGCTTATGCGGCAAGTGGATTATCCAGAATATCTGGAGATTCCAATGGAAATTTTTGGAGTTACAGTACAGCAGATTCTATTGCAACTGTAAATAGTGCTGGCTACTTTAATAGTGCGGCTAACATGTTGAAGGTTCGTGATGTTATGTATATTAAAGATACAAACTCACCAACAACTCATCAGGTTAATGTACTGTCAAATACTGGTACTGTTGTAGACGTTTCTGATGGAACGGTTATAGTAGAAACTGATGGCGATTAAGGATAGGGGGAGAAATCCCCCTACTCTATTATGGCAGTAGTTAGTACACACGCAGACTCAGCAATAGATATATGCAATAGGGGTTTAATCCTAATAGGTGCAGAGCCTATGACATCATTTGATGATGGCACAACTGAAGCTAGAGTATCTGCAAACGTATATGAAGATATACTAAGAACTTCATTAACTAATGCTCGATGGAGATTCTCAACAAATCAAGAACAAGTAAATAGATTAACTGAT